ATGAGTTTTGCAGGTTGCTCCGCTACTGACAACCACCTGTGGACGGTTGAAAAGCGGTATACGCCTCGCAAAGGTGCGTCACAGAAATACAAGACCGTCACGGTTAGCACGGACGAAATCGCTAGGAGCGTAACCTATGGCGGACGGCCACGGTACCGAATCAAAGTGGCCGATCCTCTCCGGTTTGACCCAAAACCCCTGCCCATCGACCCTTACGTCTTGGGCGTTTGGCTGGGGGACGGTCGCAATAACAGAGGAGCCATCGTCATCGAAAAAGGCGACCTCGAAATCGTCCGTGAAATCGAGAAGAGAGGGTATGCATTTTCCCCTCATTACTCTGCCAAGCAAAACCTCGTTTACGGGACAATCCTTGGCATTCGCACGGTCCTGCGGCAAATGGGGCTGATCGAGAACAAGCATATCCCGGACGTTTACAAGATGGCTAGCGTTGAGCAGCGTATGGACCTGCTTCGCGGGTTGATGGATACGGATGGGACCGTCACTAAGTCAGGTGAGTGCAGGTTCGTATCAACCTGCAAACGGCTTGCCAGGGACGTGTATGAACTCCTGCTCGGCCTTGGGTTTAAGGCTCACATCCGGCCAGCGCCAACTAATGGCCGTAGCGACGCTTGGATCATTACGTTCAAGGCTTACCATGACAGGCCGGTGTTTTGCCTTTCTCGCAAGCGAGAGAGACAAATTCGGCGCAACGGCCTCAGTACAAAGGCTCAGTATCGTTGGATCGTGGCAGTTGAGGAAGTCGAACCGAGGCCGGCGCGCTGCATCGCGGTGGACAGTCCATCCCACCTGTTCCTGGCTGGCGATCGGCTTATCCCGACGCACAACACCAAGCGGGATCAGGCCAAGATCGTTTGGGATGAAGCCGCCAACATGGTAAAGAGGTCCCCGGCCCTGGCTAAGCGGGTCAAGGTCCTTTCCGGTAAGGCCAACATGCACATAACGGAAACCAGGTCGAAATTCGAGCCTCTGGGCGCCGACGCCGATACCCTGGACGGGCTCAACGTTCACGGGGCAATTGTGGACGAGCTCCATGCCCATAAAACTAGGGCGGTCTGGGACGTGCTGGAAACGGCCACGGGGGCCCGCCGGCAGCCGCTCATGTTCGCGATAACGACGGCCGGGACGGACCAGAACTCGATCTGCTACGAACTGCATGAGTACGCAGCTGGCATCCTGAAAGGTACGGTCCAGGACGACACGTTTTTTGCCTACATCGCCACAATTGACGAGGGCGACGACTGGGCCGATCCGAAGGCATGGGCGAAGGCCAATCCAAACCTGGGCGTTTCGGTTAAGCTGGACGACCTTGAGCGCAAGTGCGAGAAGGCGAAGAAGCTGCCGGCCGCGCAGAACACTTTCTTGCGGCTGCACTTGAACGTCTGGACCCAACAGGTCAACAGGTGGATAGACCTGGCGCTCTGGGACGAGCAGGCCGGCATCGTTGTAGAGGAAGAATTGAGGGGCCGCATTTGTTACGGCGGCCTGGACCTTTCCAGCGTCCAAGACATTACCGCTTGGGTATTGGTCTTTCCGCATGAAGACGACCCAGAGACGGTGGATGTACTCTGCCGCTTTTGGGTGCCGGAGGCCAGGCTGCATGACGACCACAACCGTTACCGCGACCAGTACAGGGCCTGGGCGAGGCAAGGGTACTTGAAGGTTATACCCGGAAATGTCATAGATTACAGCTTTATCAAAGCACAAGTACTGAAAGACGCGCAAACCTTCAGGTTGGTGGATCTCAACATTGACCGCTTGTTCCAATCGCACCAGTTGGCCGTAGAGCTAATGGAGGAAGGTCTGACGGTGGTCGGTATGGGGCAGGGGTTCACTTCAATGGCTGCCCCAATGAAGGAATTCGGGCGCAGGCTATTGGCGAGGAAAATAAGGCATGGCGGCAATCCGGTTCTGCGGTGGATGGCTGATAATGTGGCTGTTAAACAAGATGCCGCTGGCAACCTCAAACCAGACAAGGCCAGCAGCCAAGGAAAAATTGACGGGATTGTGGCCCTCGTGATGGCCCTGGACAGGGCAATGAGGCACGAGCAGCCGAGGCGGTCGGTGTACGAGGAGAGGGGAATATTGACGCTCTAAGGGTGGTTGGTAAGGTGATCAAAGCAAAAATAACCGAAGATCACATTCGTGAAGTCTGCCTTATGGCAGGCTTTTGTATGCTAACATACGGGATTTGGCTTATTTACCCGCCTGCTGCCTGGATTGTGGGTGGCTTAATTTTGATATGGCTCGGCATACCGCCAAAGCCGCCAAAGGGTGAGCGTTGAGATGGGGCTGCTGTCGAGGCTTTTAATCAAGAACTATACGATGGAAGATTTCAACCGTGACGTCAAGGCGTGGCTAGGAGTAGGACAGGTGACGATGGCGGGAGTAAGAGTTAGCGAAGAAACTGCGATGCGGTACGTCACGGTGTACTCGTGCGTGCGCGTGCTGGCGGAAACGCTGGCTTCACTTCCGCTTTTCGTATACAAGGAACGCCCAGGTGGAGGAAGCGACAAAGCACGAGACCACCCTGTTTACGGTCTGCTGCACGACTTACCGAACGACGAAATGACTTCCCTCACTTGGCGGGAAACGATGATGGGTCACCTAGTGCTTTCCGGGAACTGTTATTCGATTATTACTCACAACCGGCGCGGGCAGCCGGTGGATCTTTATCCCGTTGGGTGGCACTTTGTCGAGCCTAAGAGGAACAGGGATACAGGGAAAATTGAGTACCACATCAACGACCGTGGAAAAATAGAGGTTTTTCCTGCCGAGAAAGTCTTCCACATCCCTGGTCTCGGCTATGACGGCATAAGAGGGTATTCACCTATCCGCATGGCTCAGGAGGCCATAGGGCTGGGGTTGGCGGCTACAGAGTTCGCAGCGAGGTTTTACGCCCAGGGAATGAACATAGGTGGAATATTGGAGCATCCCGGGCAACTGAGCGATAAGGCTTACGAGCGCCTCAGAAAGTCCATTGAGGAGCGCGGGGCGGGTTTAGCCAATGCCTGGCGTCCCCTTATTTTGGAAGAGGGGATGAAGTGGACGCGGATCCCGATGCCGCTGACGGATGCCCAGTTCATCGAGACGAGGAAACTCAATCGAGACGAAATATGCGGTCTGTTCCGCGTGCCCCCGCACATGATAGCAAACCTTGAACGCGCAACGTTCAGCAATATCGAGCATATGTCTATAGAGTTTGTCATGTACACCATGTTACCTTGGGTGAAGCGCTGGGAGCAAACAATCAACTGGAAACTCTTTACTAAGCAGGAACGCGAGCAGGGTTATTACGCCAAGTTTAACTTATCAGGCTTGCTCCGCGGTGATGCTAAGAGCCGGGCCGAAGCGCTACACATAATGCGACAAAATGGTGTAATCAACGCTGACGAATGGCGCGAAATGGAAGAGATGAACCCGATTGAGGATGGTAGCGGCAAGGTTTACCTGGTCAATGGCAACATGGTGCCGGTCAGCAGCATAGGGCAGGTTGAAACTACAAAGGACCAGGCTGCTGGACAAAAACAAAACGAGCCTCCAGGTAAGATGAGGCCAGAGATATTTATCAGGCAATTGAAGGGAGGTGAACTGGGTTGAAAAAGTTCTGGCGTTTCCGGGCTGCAACAGATAACCCCAATATCGGCGAGCTCCTGCTCTACGGCACTATCGGAAGTGAAACCTGGTGGGGGGACGAGGTGACGCCGAAGCAGTTTAAGGCCGATTTAGATGCCTTAGGTAACGTGGAGGAAATCAGAGTTTTTATTAACAGCGATGGCGGTGACCTGTTCGCTGGCCAGGCTATTTACAGCATGCTCAAGCGGCACAAAGCGAAAAAGACCGTGTATATTGATGGTCTTGCCGCTTCGGTAGCATCGGCGATAGCCATGGCTGGCGATGTGGTTTACATGCCGCGCAATGCCATGATGATGATTCACAATCCCTGGACCATCGCTATGGGCACCGCTGAGGACTTCCGCAAACTGGCCGATGATATGGACCGTATACGAGAAACGCTCATTACGGTCTACCAGGACAAAAGCGGCCTTGAGCGGGAGAGGATCATCGAGATGATGGATGCCGAGACCTGGTTGACTGCTGAGGAGGCGGTCGAGTTGGGTTTCGCTGACGAGATTGAAGAAACAAGAGGGCTTGCGGCGTCCCTGGAAGGTGGATACCTGGTTATAAACGGCCAAAGGTTCGACCTGCGGCGTTACCGCAATGCACCGAAGTTTAATTTCGTGCCGAAGATAATGGCAGGTGTGGTTCCCAAGGACGTTTCTAGGGAGAAAGCGCCCGAGGACGAGCCATGGGAGGCACCAGCCCTATCGGACTTTACGGATAAATCCTGGGACGAGTTATCCGATAACGAGAAGCGCCGCATCGCGGGTCACTTCGCCTGGGCCGCCGCAATGCCGCCGGAAAAGTATGGCGACTTAAAGCTGCCGCACCATCGTCCCAAAGATGGCGCCGTGGTATGGCACGGTGTCGCCAACGCAGCGGCGAGGTTGCCGCAGACGGATATACCGGATGAAGACGTGCCGAAGGTACAGAACCACCTCGGTAGCCACTACCGGCAATTCGGTCGCACTCCACCGTGGGAGGAGCAGGAGGATTCCTGGCGTGAGTACGTACAGGTTAGTAAAGCTCTGCGGTGTGGCGACCTCGAACCTGAACTAGTTATAAGGTGGCTGGCGCTTCACCGGCAGCTCTTCCCGGAACCCAGGAACGAGGGACGGGTACTATCTGCTGCTAACGAACATCGCATCAGGCAGGCGAGGGATCTTTTAAACGAGGTCCTGGATCAGCTAGCGAAGGACAAAGACGGACAATCTGGTCAAACCGGAGGCCAGAATAGGGCCCATAAAGCGGTTACCAGCCACCTGGTTTCTGGGCACCAACTGCTGCCTTTGTACCAGGCGCAGGTGATAGTAAACAAGAACAAGATTGGAGGTTGGTGAAAATGGAACTGAGGGAACTCAAGCAGAAGCTTGGTAGTCTTTGCGACCAGCAGGAGAAAATTTTAAGCAATGCTTTAGCCGAAAATCGTCCACTAACAGAAGAGGAGAAGGCGCAGTTCGATAGTCTGCAGGCCCAGATTGACGCTTTAAATGAAACGATCAAGGCGGCGGAGGCCGTGCAGGCTAGGGTAGATTACCTGAGCAAGCCCGAGGGGAAGCCATTCCGCCCCGATCCTGCCATTGATGGTAGCTACAAGCAACAGGAGAAACTCGATGACGGCGGTTTCAAGAACTTGGGTGAGTTTATTTATGCCGTGCGTTTCGGTGACCCCAAAGGCCGTTTGCAACACCTTCGTCAGGGACAGGGACAAGGTGGTGGCATTGAAGTGCCGGATGCCTTCAAGGCGCAACTCATGCCCTGGCGTTTTCGCAATGAATGGAGGATGGATGAAGGCGCCAGCGGTGGTTTTGCTGTCCCTGTTCAGTTCCGGCAGGAAATGTTGATGATTAAACCGGAAGCAGCCGTCGTGCGGCCCAGGGCTACCGTCATTCCTGCCGGTGACCCGCCGGATACGATGGTTACCATCCCTGCCTTTAGCCAGGGTACCAAGGGTGTATTCGGCGGTGTAGAGGTCTACTGGGTAGGGGAAGGTACGGAGACACCGGAAACTGATGGTAAGCTCCGTGAGGTATCCCTGCAGCCGCAGGAAGTAGCAGCGCATACCGTTGTTACGGACAAGTTGCTCCGCAACTGGGAAGCTGCATCTACCTTTATCGCCACTCTGCTGCGGGGTGCGATTGCGGCTGCTGAAGACATGGCTTTCCTGCGCGGTGATGGTGTGGGTAAGCCCATAGGCGTTTTAAACGGCGCAGGCGTGTTGACTGTGAACCGTAGTGTTGCTGGGAACATAGCATACGTGGACATCGTAAACATGCTGGCCAAGCTGCTTCCGGAATCGGTAAGCCGGGCTATCTGGATCGCTAACCAGGGCACCCTGCCGAAACTTGCCACGCTTAAAGATGATGCTGGAAGGTATATTTTCATTCAGGGTGACGCTACCAAAGGAATCCCGGCAACTTTAGCTGGAATACCGATTATGTTCACCGGCAAAACGCCGACTCTCGGCAGCAAGGGCGACCTAATGCTGGTAGATCTCACTTATTACCTCATCAAAGATGGTAGCGGACCGTTTGTGGCAGCCAGTGAGCACGTCCTGTTCCGCCAAAACAAGACCGTTATTAAGGTATTCTGGAACGTGGATGGCAAAGGTTGGGTAAACGAGCCGCTGACGTTGGAAGATGGTGTTACTAAAGTCAGTCCATATGTGGTGCTGGACGTGCCGGCGGCCTAAACGATTAATTAACAATCATAACGGGGAGGGGGTTTGCCCCCTCTCCTAACCAATTACGTTGAAAGGGGAGGTTTCTAATGGTAGCTAATATGAAGCTTTCCGAACTCGTGCGCGTAAAGCAAGCGATTATTCCGCAAGATATCGTAGGCGGTAAAATCAGCGCTTATTACAGCATGTCCGGCATCGGACGCGTCCTAGCGGTGCTTACCACGGGCGTCATCGCTGAGGCAAAGAAGGCCACCATTCAATTAATGCAGGCCAAGGATGCTAATGGTACCGGTGCAAAGCCTCTTGGGAGTGCAGTAGAGAAGGTAGCCGGTGCTGGAGGAGAGGAGATTTTCCTCACGGCTGAAGCTAAAGCCACGGATCTTGACCTTGCCAACGGATATGGTTATGTTGCGGTACAGGTGAGCAGCGACAACGCCACGGCCGTAAACGGAGCGGCGGTGCTGATTTTTGGGGACCTTGCATTCCGCGGCTGAGGGAGTGAGATAACGTGCCCAAGTACCGTGTAATTGCGGAATTTATTGACCTGGAAGCTGGCCAGCGCCGTTCGCCCGGAGAGGTAATAGAAGTGAGTTCGCCCGCAAGAGTTAAGAAACTGGCGGATGCGGGTGTGATCGATCCTGACGCCGTAGAAGAAACCGGGCCGGCGGATGCTCCGGAGACCGGGAACGACGGACAGCCGGCGGCAACGGCAGAGGAGCAACCGGACGCCCGGTCCGGTGCGGAGAGTCCCGACAAACCAAAGGTTAAGGAGAAATAGGACGAACGAATAGGGGGTGACGGGCCTTGTTCGGGGGGCTCGTGCTTGCGGTGCCGCCAATGGCCGAGCCGGTCAGTCTGGCCGAGGCTAAGGCCTACCTGCGGGTGGATACCGCCGATGACGACGGTCTTATCGCAACGCTGATCATTGCCGCCAGGGAGTACTGCGAGGGTTTCCAGAACAGGGCCTATATCACCCAGACCTGGCAACTGTGGCTGGACAGCTGGCCGGAAGGTAGCGAAATAAGGATTCCCAGGCCGCCGCTACAGGCGGTGAACAGCGTCAAGTATTACGGTGCCGACAACACCGAATATGTGCTATCGCCTGCTGATTACATCGTTGATAACAAATCCGAACCCGGCCGCATTGTCCTGGCCTACGGTAAAAGCTGGCCTGGCATTACCTTGCGGCCTGCCAACGCGATATGCGTGGAGTTTGTAGCCGGATATAAATCTTATCAGGGTACGGTCAACACAGAGGGAACCTCCGTTATCAGGGTGAGCGGCGATGAGTTCAACACAAAATGGGCAAAACAAAAGACTATCGTTATAAACGGCGTGGCCTACCGCATTTCCTCGGTAACGAGCGGTGATTCGTTAACCCTGGTTGAAGCGGCTGGCAACCAGAGCGGTGTCAGTTACGAAGCGAACGACGTACCGGAAAGAGTTAGGCAGGCCATTCTCCTCTTAGTGGGGCACTGGTATGAAACCAGGGAAATTGCCGTAGTAGGACATGTAACCGCTGAAGTTCCGTTTACTGTTAATGCTCTACTCTGGCAGGAGCGGGTGGTGCCGGTATGAACGCCGGCGAACTCCGGCACCGGGTTACGTTCCAGAAGCGCAGCTTAGATCCCGCTACGGGGGGCCTCACGGCGTGGGCTGACTACGTGACGGTGTGGGCCAAGGTAGAGGACCTTTCGGGGCGTGACTATTTTCAGGCACAGATGCTTGGAGAGGCTTCTCTGGTCACGACCAGGATTACGGTTAGGTGGCGGCCAGATCTAGACCCGCATATGCGGGTGAGGTTTGGCGACAGGCTCTTTGATATAAAGGCCATCCTCGACCCTGATGGCCGCAGGAGAGTGCTGCAGGTCATGTGTGCTGAAGCAAGGTGAGGTAAATGGCGCTTGGCGACCAGACTAGGCGACACATTATGACCAAGAAGGCGGGTATGCGGGCGTTGTTGCTGGACATTGCCACCGACTTGCAGCACTACGCGCAGGGGATAGCTTCATGGGTTGACAGGACCGGGGAGGCCAGGAAGGGGATACGTGGCGGGGTAAAAACAAGCCGCGGCGGGTTTACGCTGTACCTGGAGCACACGGTGTGGTACGCGCGTTTCCTGGAAACGGGTACGCAGCCGCACGAAATCGAACCCGAATTAAAGAAGGCACTGCACTGGCCCGGCGCGGATCGCCCTGTTGGAAAGGTCATGCACCCGGGAATTAAGTCTTACGCGGTTCTCGTGCCCACAGCGGACGCGAACATCGACGACATCACGAAGGCGATACTGGATTATTGGAGAGGTTGATATGCGCGCCGCAATTAGGCAACTGCTCATAGCCGGTGTCCCGCAGGTTGGGGGGCGGGTTTACGAGCCGCACGTTGTGACGCCGAAAACGGAGAAGCCTTTTATCGTAGTCAGGGAGGGCGTTCAGGATTCCGGGGCTGATTGGGCGGCGTTTTCAACGGTCGTCGAAATTTGGCCTTACGTAGACCGCACAACATTTCAGGCGGTGGATGCGTTGGCAGGGGCGGTCATCAACGTGCTGCACCGTGCCCGCTTTACCGATGGAAGGGAACAGTATCTGGCAGATTATCTTGGAACCGCCGGACAGGATTTTGCCGATGATGATTGGAATGCCATCACGCGGGGGCTACGCTTTAGGGTTTTTGCTCTGGGCTGGCTCAACGGGTTAACTTATGACCCCGACCCTGTGGCGGTTTTGCGGAGTTGGACGGCAACGACCTGGCCGGAAGTACATACGGATCCGGCCACGTGGTCCCCTGCCGATGCGACGCCGGGAATTTACTGGCGCCTTGTGCGGGTAACGCCGGTGCAGGTTACGGCGGCGTTGAGCTGGTTGGATGCCCAGCTGGTAGGGCACGTGCTTGCACAGAGCCCGGCGGTTAGACTTGCCTGGGTGCGGAAGCTGGTGGAGGGACTGGCAAAGCAGCGCAGGCTTACCATGCAGGACGGTGGGCCTCTGGAACTGCTAAAGATTGCCGCCGACAGCGAGGCCGACCCGATGAGGCGGGGGCAGGTGGAAGTAACCGCGAGGTTTGGAGTGCTGCAACCTTTCGTTCAACCGGAAGTTTTGAAGAAAGCTGTTGTTGGTGGTTCAGTTAGTGGGGAGGTGAGTTAATTTGCCTGAGAAGAAGGTCGCTGAGCAGGTTCAGGAACGGGAGCCTGTTTACAGCCGCGAGGAGCTTATTGCCGCGGCTTTTTCTTTTGGCGTGAAGCCAGAAGTGGTGGCCGGGGCGTTGCACCTAGCCGGCAAGGACAGTATGACAAGGGCGGAAGCGGAAGTGGCTATTAAGCAATTCCTCACGAGGAGGGTGTAGTGAATGGCGGGCATTACGTTTCAGGTTGGCGAGCAGAAGATCCGCCCGGGTGTGTACGTCCGGGTAACTAACATCGGTGAACCGCCGGAGGCAATAATCCCACAGGGCATTGTTGCAGCTCTATTTCGAGCTTCCTGGGGACCTCTGGGGCAGGTAACTTATCTTGAAAACGCGGATGCGGTTACTGCTACGTTCGGGAGTAGCGGCACCATTGACGCTGCTCTTGAAGCTTTCCGTGGCGGCTGCCGTCGGGTGGTTGGATACCGCCTAGGCAGTGGCGGAGCCAAGGCTGCTATTACCCTCAAAGATACTGCCGCAACTCCAGCAGATGTAGTCACTATTACCGCCAAATATGAAGGCGTGCGCGGTAACAACTTCAAGGTGACCGTGAGAGATTCCCTTACCGACACAACCAAGCGAGAGCTCCTGCTTTACGAAGGAGTAACGCTGCTACAGGTGATTACCTTCGCGAAAGGTACTGGAGAACCGCAGGCCCTAGTTGACGCAGTAAATGCATCCAACAGCCCGTACATTACTGCCACGAAGCTGGCCGACGGCAACGGTGTTCTGGCTACCGTTACCCAGCAGGCGCTAACCGGCGGCCAGGACCCGACAGTAGATGGCGCAAGCTATAGCGCGGGGCTTTCGGCAATTGAGGCGATAGATTGGAACGTGCTGGCCGTAGATAGCGAGGACCCGGCAACCCACGTGGCGGTGCAGACTTACATCGACCGGGTGCGCAATGAGGGCAAACGAGTTATCGCCGTGGTGGGCGAGCCGACCAGCGTGCAGCTGGCCACCAGGCTTGCTAACGCCAGGGTCTTCAACGATCCAGCTATTGTCTATGTGGCTAACGGCTTTAAGGGCGCCGACGGTATTATCCGTGAAGGCTACAAGGCAGCTGCTAGGGTTGCGGGTATGATTGCGGCTGCTAACATCACCGAAAGCCTCACCCATGCGGTGGTCAAAGGAGCTACCGGGCTTGTAGGGGCATTGACTAATGCCGAAATCGAGCAGGCCATCCAATCCGGTGCCCTGGTGTTTACCTTATCGGCCCAGAAGCAGGTGCAGATCGAATACGGTATCAACACCTTTATCTCTCCCACGGCAACTATGGATGCCGGTTGGAGAAAGATTCGCCGCGTTCGCACCAGGGATAACCTTATGGACCGCATTGCAGCCACCTGGGAACCGTTGGTGGGCAAGATTAACAACAGCCCCGAGGGTAGAGCAACCCTTATTGCTGTCGCACAAGGTGTCATCAACAAGATGATCGCTGAGGGTGCCTTGCTGAGCGGTACGATTTACGAGGATCCAAACAACCCGCCTGCCGGCGATTCGGCCTGGTTCGTGGTGGCCGTAGATGACCTTGATTCTGCCGAAAAGGTATACATCACGTTCGGGTTCAGGTTTAGCCCGCCGGCAACCACTAGTTAGCGGGGGTGGAATAAATGGCTGATGCACGCTACATTTTTAGAAACTGTGTGCCCGACGGGAACATAGATTTAGCAAACGTCAGGCCTGGTGAGGAGATAAAGCGTGAGTGGACTTTCCGGGTGAACGACCCGCCGGAGTTGCAGAGCTTGCTTAACTCCGGCGTTTTTGATCCGCGCAATATCCTTCGTGGTTACGACGGGGAACTATATGACGGTGATGGTAATTTCCTGGCAGAAGTAAACGAGTGGCGGGCCCAGATAAGGGTCGACAATTCTGATTATCAGCCGGCGGGGAAAAAGATTAAGTGGGCGATCCCGCAGGGCTACAGCGTAACCCTTACTTTTACGGAGACGGTCGTGCGGGACGCAATCCTGCTTGAGAAGGTTATAAGAGGTCTGAAGGACGGGGCACCTGACGCAACGCTCAACTTTATGGGAGTCCTGCGCGGCCATAACGCTACGTGATCACTAGCGAGGGGATAGCATGGACGAGGTGAAGAGGGAAGAACTGCTGGCGGCTGAAGGCTCTATCCTCAAGGACGTAGCGGGTGTTCTTGAGGCCATGGAGACTATAACAAGGTATGAGGTTTTTGAAGTCGTTCGTGACGGCAAGAAGCTGTTTTCTTTTCGGGTGCGCGGCTTAACCAGCGAAGAAATGGAAAAGTGCACGGATCAAGCCACGAAGACTGTGAAGGATAGAAGGTATGGAAACCTAGCCGTACCAAAGGAGTTCAACGCCGCTAAGTACCGCTTGCTGATGATATATACCGCTACACACCCTGATGACCGCAAGGCACTTTGGGACAACAAGACATTGTGGGAAAAAGCCGGGGTTTTGGCCGGCTGGCAACTTATCGACAAAGTGTTAAAGCCTGGCGAGCAGGAAAAAGTTGTGAAGTTGATTGAGGAGTTGAGCGGTTACTCCGACGAGGAAGCTGAGACGGTTGAGGAAACGCTAAAAAACTCATAAAGGCGGGGGGCCGGGCCGCCTTGTTACACCACCTCTTCCAGCGGCTCGGCATAACCCCCGACGAATTCTACGCCAAGCCCTATAAAGTGAGGGCCTTCATGATGGCGTCCATGCAGGTGCAGCTGGAAGAGGAAGAAAAGCAGCGCAGGAAGCTGGAAAGGCAGGCGGAAGGCAGTGGCCACTGAAGTATACCGCATAGAGATCCCCATTCTCGTGGATGACAAGTCCGAGGAACCGATTGAGCGGGCCAGGGCGCGGGTGAGCAAGCTGGAGCAGGAGGCGCTGAGGCGCAACCAGCTGATCCGGAAGCACTTTGAGACTTTTGCCAAGATGCGTATTGAGCCGGTCATGCGGATACGCGACAGGCTCACGGCTGGGGTGCTGAAGGCTGACAGGCTGCTCAAGATGCTGAGCGCAGAGCAGGCGGCCCCTGTGCTTGTGGCGCAGGACAAGGTTTCTGCCGTAGTGCTGCGGATAAACCAGCTGCTGGACGCCATGGAAAAGAACAAGGTTCACGTGCTGGCCGATTTAAAGGGACCGTTGATGCAGGAGATAGCCGAGGCCAGGGCTGCTTTGGTGTCTCTGAGCAGGGTGCAGGCTGCGCCCGTGGCGGAGCTGCGGGGCAGGCTTTACGCACAGCTGACCAGGGCCATGGCCGTGGCGCGCCAGCTGGACCGGATGCGGGTGGAGCCATGGGTAGAACTGAGAGAGCGGGTGCTGGCGAAGGCAAGGGAGATAGGTGCTGTACTGCGGGGCCTTACATTGCGCACCTGGAAAGTGACTATCGAAGCAACGGACCGTGTAGGCGGATTTGCTAGGCGGTTGTTGGGAATGCTGAACACCCCGCTGGGGTGGCTCGGAGCGGGTACGGGCACCTACGGGCTGATTGGTTTCCCCCTGAAGTTGGCTGGGGAAATGGAGCAAGCCTTTATTGGCATGGAGTTTTTCCTGAAATCGCGCGAGAAGGCTTCTGAGTTCATGGATCAACTTTTTAAGTTCGCCGCAGAAACTCCTTTTGAACTGCCGCAACTAAGGGAGATGGCCGTTCAGCTCTTGGGCGCCAACTTTGCGGCCGACCAGACCCTGCGCATTCTGCGTGCCTTTGGTGACGCCGCCTCCATGACTGGTGCCGGGATAAATGGCATGAAGTTGGCGCTTTTAGGCTTCAGACAAATTGCCACTATAGGAACGCTCCAGATGGAAGAACTGCGCCAGGTTACGGAGAACCTGCTCATCCCGATGGAACCCATACTTTATGAGTTGGGGTTGACAAGGGACGCATTGAAGGACTTGGGGAAGCAGGGCATTGACTCCGCTCGCGCCATGGAGGCTATAGTGAGGGTTCTGGAAAGGGATTACGCGGGTGGTATGGCCAAACAGGCCAGGTCTTTCTTTGGCCTTCTCTCCACGATAAAGAATTACCTCAACATCAAGTTCATCTACCCCTGGGGTGAGGGGCTACGGGAAGTATTGGTACCCCAACTTCAGAAGTTGGTGGATTGGCTGGAAGCTGGTGGGAACAAAGCGAAGGAAGTTGAGCGTGGCTTTGCGGGGTGGGCGAGCGCAGACGATCCGATAAGGAGAGTCAACAGAGCAATAGAAGAAGGCGTTGTCGGTTGGGCGAAGCTAGTGGATAAATCGGCGTATGCGGTCAACCGCTTGGAGCAACTGCAGGGGCAGTTGAGGTTGCTCGGCAGGGAAACGGCGGAGTTCGTCGTCCAGAAACTTCAGGGCATTGCGGTGTGGCTGGAAAGGATTACTAGTGGCGAGCAGTTTCAGAAGGCGGATCTCGGCGGCAAGCTGGCGATTTTGTTTGACGAGACTGTGAAGGCAGTGGCACCGAAGGTGGCAGAGGCTGGAGTAAAGATTGGCATAGCCTTCGGCAAGGGCATCATCAGTGGCCTCGCAGAGATAGTAGAGAAGGACCCGATTCTAAGGGCTGGGTTGTCTGCATTGATTGCAAGCAAGATACCTGGTCCCCCACAACTTAAAGCACTGCTTTTTGCTGGTGTTTATGCCGGTTCTACCGGATACTTCGACATCAAAGAGCACTACGAACGCATAAAAGCTGAGATACCGGAGGGCTATATCACGCGGCCCGCGCCGTTTTCGTTACCGGAGGCCGGTGCTGGTGCTGGTGCGCCGCCTGTCGGGATGGGTCACTTCCGCATGCTTGAACGCTACCAGCGCGGCGGCATTGTGACGGGGCCGCGTTTGGCGGTGGTAGGAGAGGCAGGGCCAGAAGCGATCATCCCCCTGTCAGCTAGGATGCGGCAGCGTGCCCTGGCTTTGTGGGAAAGGGCCGGGAAGGTGCTGGGCGTGAGGTCCTATGCGGAAGGTGGGTTTGTCGGGACACCCGTTCCTGCCTTGGCCGGTGCTGGTGCTGGTGCGCCGCCTGTCGTCAGCCTTAACATGCATTTTGATCTCGCAGGGCTGGTGGGGCAGGTAGTGATAAATAATGCAGCTGATATTGATGCGTCAATCGACCACATAGCCGGCGTTATAGCGGATAGTTTGAGGGGCATCTTTCAAAATATGCCTAGGAGCCGATAAGCAGAAAAAGGAAAACGCCGCGCGCTTGGAGTATTCAAACAAAAAACTAAAGGGGTGGTTTATTCAAACAAAAAACTAAAGGGGTGGTTTCATGAGGCGCGCGGCGTTATTGCTCGTTTTGTTAGGGGCCTTGTTGCTTGCGGGATGTAGTCAGGCAAAGAGTCCACAAAAAGGCTCTATGCCAGAAACGAAGCAACAAATTACGCAGCAAGTAAGCGCGTCGGAGGAAAAGAGTACAATTGCTTCTTCGGGTGGAACTTCGTCTCCTACATCATCAGGGACACGGGATGGGTCTTCAACGATACCAGGACTTGCAGCTGCCGACATAAAACTCAATCTTGAGAAAAAATGGGGAATGAGGTTTACTGGGCCTAGACCTGGGCAGACGATGTTTGTAGATAGCGGAGAAGTCACCGAGCCAAACTCTAGAATAAAGCTTGCCTGCGAGATCTATGAATATTCCCCGCTGGCCATTGCGTGGGTTAACTTCGTAGTAGAAGCATCTTCGGCGGCAGGCACAGTAAGTGAGGAAGCTATAAACAGCTTGGTAAAAAGGTACTTTACCTACTGCGCCACGGCTCCATATGATGGTGCGGAACCGGATAAAGCGGCGCAGTGGGTAGCTGACAACTACTTAAAGGCAACAAATCCCGGCAGCGTAGTAACCACGACTATAGGGCCGGTTAAATATGAGATGTTCGGCACGCAATATTTCCGCACGCTGAGGCTGAAACCTGCAAGTTAATTTGAGGTGGTTCTCATGGAATTCTACCTCACGGCTCCTGACGGGAGCCGTATTCATTTTCCGGTAAACCCAGAAAAGGTGACCTGCCAGACGGGGAATAAGATAATCACTTTTGACGTCATTGCCCTTGGTGAGATAGCTTTGCCGCGTGGTTATGTGCCCACGAAGTTTATCTTCGAGGGTTTTTTCCCGGGTGAGGCCCGCAAGAATTCTCCCTTCGTGAAGGACTGGAGGCCGCCCAAGGAACTGGTTGGCCTCCTTTCTTTGTGGCGCAGCCAGGGCACTAAACTTCGCCTGCTGGTTACCGAAACGCCGATAAACCACGATGTGTATTTCGACGGTGAGAACAGCTTTCAACACGAGTGGCGTGGCGGTCACGGGGACTGCTGGTACTCCATCAGGCTGGTGCAGGCGCGGGACCTGGTGGTGCTGACCGACGCGGAAAGGCAGGCAGGTGCGGCTACTTCCGGTTCCGGCCAGGGGCAGGTACCGGTGAGGCCAGTGCCACCGCCACCGAAAACTTACGTCGTGAAGCCCGGCGATACCCTCTGGGCGATAGCCAAGCTAACCCTTGGCGACGGTAGTCGCTGGAAGGAGATCTACGAGGCGAACAAGGACGTGATAGGTCCCGACCCGAATGTGATCATCCCCGGACAGGAGCTACGCATAGCCTGAAGGCTGGTGGTGCGCCTTGATTGACGTATCCAGAATCGGCTACGAGTTGTACTTGCTTACACCGGCCGGGGAGAGGGTGAACCTTTCTCCTTTCCTGCGTCACCTTGCGTGGGAGGAGAACGAAGGAGAGTTGGCCGTCAGGCTGGAAGCCGAACTCCAGAACACGCAGCTAACTAACGGTAACTGGCTGCACACATTGCTCCCGCTTGGCGGGCAGGTTTTCCTGTTTTCGGATTGGGGCAGCGGGCCACAGGAAATATTCCGGGGAACCATATTCAGGTGGCACTACCGTACCGATCCCCTTGGCCACTTCACGGTGACGGCTTACGACCACCTCATATACCTGACGAAGAGCAAGGACGACCGCTACTACAAGGCCGGCACGACCGCGAGGGCGATAATCGAGGACATAGCCGGGGAGTGGGGCATACCACTGGGGGAAGTGCAGGGACCTGACGTAGCCCTGGCGCGGCAGGTATTCAGAGGAGAGAAGCTGGCGGATATGATCGCCAGCGTCCTGGAGCAGGCCAGGAAACTCGGCGCCGGCAAGTGGATTGTGCGCAGCAGGAGGGGGGCGGTTGACGTCATAAAGCCGGGGCAAAACACCCCGGTTTATTGTTTTACCGCAGATACCAACGCGGGGGCTATCGAGGACCAGCAGGACATCGAAGACTTGGTTACGCGGGTGAAGATTTTAGGTGCCGAGGAAGAAGAGGCCCGCACACCGGTGGTGGCACAACTCGATGGGAGGACGGAATTCGGCGTATTGCAGGAGTTGGTTTACCAGCGGCATTACGACAACTTCGCCGCCGCGCAGAGTGCGGCGAGTGAAATCCTGAGTGAGCGCGGCCAACCCAGGCGAAAGCGGAAGATGCAGGCCCCGGACTTACCGTTCCTCCGCAAAGGGGACAAGGTGTACATAGCTGCCGGTACGCTGATAGGCTACTACATCGTGGCCGGAGTGGTGCATGATGCTACCAGCCGCACCATGACCCTGGAGGTGGAGGACGTTGAATAGCGGTGCAAGCAAATTAGCCCGGGTGATAGCCGAGCGCATAGCCAGCCAGACCGCACGGCCGGACGCCCTAGAATTGGGCACCATCCAGGCCGACATGAGCCTGAAGCTGGACCGGTTCGCGGTGCCGATACCGAAGGGGGACTATCTCATAGCGGAGTGGTTGGTGCGGCTAGGTTTGCCGGCTTTTAGCATAACCGGCACTCAGACCGGGCTTAAAGATAGCCTTAACGGCAATGTTACCGGCCAGGCTACGTTTTCTTTCCAGCCGACCAGTATAGACGGAGCGCAGGTCGAATTCAAACCCGACCTCAAACCAGGCGACCGGGTGCTGGTGGCCTGGGTTAATAATCATACCGACCCGGTTGTTATCTCGAAGGTGGTGTCTTCGTAATGCCCAACCTCTACCCAACCTTTGAGGTACCACCGATAGTCGAGCAACAGCAAACAGAGCCAGCACCGAAATACGGCAAAAGCTGGCTCTTTGATTTTGCAAAAGGTGATTTTGTGGTGGATGGCGCTGGGCGGGTGGTGCAAGCAGATGGGCATACCGCCTGGGTGCAATGGTGCGTTAAAACGGTGCTCACCCAGAGATTTGCTTACGTGATTTACAGTTTTAATTACGGAACCGAGTTAGAAGAAGCGCTAAGACAGCCGGCTAGGAAAGCTGTGGAGGCAGAATTGGAAAGGGCAATTACAGAGGCCTTACTTGCAGACCCCAGGACTGAGATGGTGCGGGATTTTGCTTTCGACTGGCAAGGAGATGAAGTAACAGTGGCTTTTACAGCAGTTCCAGTTATTGGGCCTCCGGAAAGGCTGGAGGTGAAAATAAATGGCTGAACTCCCGGAATATCTAACAGACCAAACCTATGAAGCCATACTCCAGCGGATGCTCTCAAAGATCCCGGATGACATAGACAAAAGCGAGGGCAGTTTTATTTGGGATGCTCTTGCCCCCGTAGCCGCTGAGTTAGCCCAAGCAGCAATCTGGGCACAGGAAGTGTTGCGGCGGGGCTTCGCCCAGACTACCTTCGGGCAATACCTGGACCTGCGGGCCGCAGAGCACGGACTTACCCGCAAACCGGCGGTGAAGGCTACCGGGCAGGTAGTGTTTACCGGCACACCTGGGACGATAATCCCTGCTGGCACCCAGGTAAGCACTGTGGGAAGCGAAGCGGCTCCGGCCATTTTCTTCGTTACCACTCAAGAAGTGACGATAGGATCGGACGGAACAGCTACGGCGAATATTGAAGCGGTAGAAGCAGGGTCAAAGGGCAACGTAGCGGCAGGAGCAATAAAGTTGCTGGCGCAGCCGGTTAGTGGGGTAATGGGTGTAAACAATCCAAACCCCACCACTGGTGGTACGGAAGAAGAAAGTGATGCAGCGCTTCTGCAACGCTTACTGGAGCGTATGCAGAGGCCGCCGGATACGGGTAACAAAAACGACTATATTAGATGGGCTAAAGAAGTGCCAGGGGTTGGTGACGCAATATGCATTCCGCTTTGGAATGGGCCAGGAACCGTAAAAGTGGTGATAGTGGATAGTAATGGTGCGCCAGCTAATCAGGAATTAATCGAGGCGGTACAAAATTATATTGCTCCAGCACCAGGTATGGGCGAAGGCAGAGCGCCAATAGGGGCAAGTGTAACAGTTGTTGCACCAGTTTCGGTGCCTATAAATGTAAGTGCCACCCTGACCTATAAGACTGGCTATGATCCGGCCTCCGTTCGGGCCAATGTCGAAGCCGCCATCGACAACCTCATTAAGGGTTTGAAAATCGGCGAGGATGTACGTTATTCCGCTATTGCAAACGCTATCTATGATACCCCTGGCGTGGAAGACTATTCTAACTTACTCATTAATGGCGGAACCTCCAACGTAAGCATAGCTGAGGACGCTAAGGCGGTCAAAGGGGTGGTGACCTTGACGTGAGCTTAACTTCCGAACACGGAAAGAGAATGCTTAGTTACCTGCCGCGCTATTACGAAACTAGCCTGGTTATGCAGGCTATACTGGAGGCGCAAGGACAGGAGCTTGACAGTGTTTATCGCACACTAAATGAAATACTGGAGCAATTTTTTGTGCAGACGGCAACCTGGGGCCTCCGGTATTGGGAAGAAGCCTGCGGCTTACCTACTAACGAGCAGGAGCCCATCGAGGCTAGGCGAGCCCGGGTACTAGCGAAACTGCGTAGTTTCCCGTCTGCTAGGCGGGCAGATATCGAGCGGGTTGTTGCCAGTTTTGTGGCGGGCTATTTTGATATCTTGGAGCATCCACGTTTTTATTCTTTCTACGTTCGGGTTGCTTGGAACAAGGTAGCCGATCTCAATGCTTTGGTAAAGGCGTTAGATGAAGTTCGCCCAGCTCATATCGCATTTGGCGTAGTGGGTATTCCCGATCGGATGTTCATGTTAAATCATGCGGGTACAATCGTGACCGTTACCCAGGATCTATCCTGGCGGGAGACCAAGGCGTGGAAGGTGTTCACCGGGCCGCGGCTCAATGCATCCGGTGCCGTCGAGGCCGTGACGGAAGACGTCTCTTGGAGCGAAACAATAACCTTTAAGGTGTTTACCGGGCCCCGGCTCGGCAGCCTGAAACTCAATCAGGCCGGAGCGGTGCAGACTGTCACCACCGACGAGGGATGGGATGAGACAGTCATCCATTATAAATTCACCGGACCACGGCTCAATGGACCTACTACGTTGAGGTTCAACGGAATTGGCAGACAAAACGAAGGTCCCAAGACCAGCGAGCAGATGGTGACGCACCATGAGGTTCTGGTGACCAAGAAAACCTTCCCGACTGGGCAACTGCTCAATGCCGGGCCAACATCTACCCAACAACAAACGCTACATCACCTCGGTAGTCGAACCTATAAACGTTTTGTGGCGCCGTTGGCGGCCCTAAATGCCCGCGGTACCGTGATCGAGGACGTGGTGGACCACGGCTGGGATGAGACAATTACTGAGCATAGGTTCACGGGTCCACGGTTCAACAGCCCGCTGACTTTGGCTATGACCGGTCAGGCCAGGTTAAACGCCGGGCCAAAAACCAGCGAGCAGGTGGTGGTCCATCATCCGGTTTTGGAGGTCACCGTCAAGAACGACGGCGGCACCCTTCTAAATCGGGGGCCCACCGAGACAAGGCAGGAGATCATAAATCACCCGGATGTGCGGACGTACAAGAAATTCAATCCCGAGGTCGGCATGGTCCTCAACAGCAAGCCGGTCCTGGGGTACATGTGGAAGAAAGAACTGAAGGAGGCGGTCTAATGTGGCAGAGAAGCTGGTGAAGTACCAGGGCGATACTACACAGCGCGAGCTCTGGTTGGGCGGGCCAGTGGTGAATACGGGTGTTTCACGGCTGCTTGACCCTACCGACCGGAGTTTTACGGCGGTGATGTTCCAACAGGGGAAGCCGCCCCTGGACTCGGAGGTTAACCTTCTGCAGCAGATCCAAAATCACCTGCGGGCGCAAATTATGCGGCAACTGATGCCGTCGGGGATAGTTTCTCTGGGCGCGCTAACTACTGGAGTGACCTCGCCGCTTAATTGCCTGCGGCTGGGCGAGACCTATGCGCTGGTTAACGGCTGGCTGGTAAAAATAGCGGGGGCCAACCGGAGCGATACCGCTAACGACATTATTTTCCCGGAAGCCCCTATTTCGGGCTACCGAGATGACCTGGCTTTTGTCGAGTTCTGGTTTGAGGAAGTGGCGCCTACCGGAAGCCCGGAAACCGACAGCGAGAACGTCTATAAATACGGCGGTGTCCAGAGCGGTACCCTGACCAACGATCTCCAGGATACCACCATAGGGGATGAGACCACCCGGCGCATTCAACTCAGGTGGCGCATCCGGACTGTGGCCGACGTCGACTTTGTGAACTACCCAGATGGCGTTAATCATGGGGACAAAGTCAAGGCCTGGGGCGGGGCTGGGGCCGATACCACTTACACTTTCTCGCCGTCGAATACCGACAGCAAGCTCTACGTGGCCGGTGACGGTTCCGAAGCGGCCTGCGATGCCCTCAAATGCGCCACGGGGTATGTCTATGCCCTGAGCTTATTTAAGGTTCATCGGCGGAACCAGACGGCCTATGATGCCGTGAATAACCCTGACGGCGCCCCGGCCTATGGGCAGCCCAACCCGCGGCCAGACCAACTATTCCACAACGTCATTGCGGCCAGGGACGTAACGCCAACCTATTTTTTGACCGACCTGAAGGAATACCTCTCTCCAGGCATTGAAGCCATGGGAGCCACCGTAATGGAGCTTGCCCGGGCGGTCAGGAGCACCGACCTCGAGCTGGACAAATGGAAAAAGCAGCGACTGCAACAGGGCACGGTGACCATCTACAATAAGCTGGTGGTCGAAGGAGCAGTTATCAATGGAGTGCCCAATTCGAGGAACATCCAGGTTACAAAGACTGGTACCTATACGGCCGGTAATGTTTCCAGGGTGTATGTGGATGGTAAAGACGTCCTGATCCCGGATGAGCAGAACGTGGCTGCGGTGCCCACGAACCCGGACACGGTGGCCAAGACTTACTACACCTGGCTGGACTGGGATGCCAGCGCTGGGAGATATAAAGTATACCTTGGCACCGCCGTCCCGGAGGGCAAATTGAAGCTCTACCAGATCATGGTGCCGGCGGGCGACCAGGGCACAGACCTGAGCGCCTGCACCTTCACAGACCAACGGCGGCTGGAACCAGGGCACCCGAACTATTACAACACCAAGCCCTTCGCCTTAGTCAGCCCTGCGGGGTACCCGATGCTGGACACTCCGGATTATGACGTGTTACTCACGGTGGAAAGCGCCAGCGATCTGGATAAGGTTGGCCGCCTAGAGGTCTATGATAAGGCGAGCAACGGGTTCAAGATCAGGCTTACCGGCACCGCGGATAACGTTCAGGTGCGCTGGACTATTGTTAATCCGGATATCGCTTAAGGGGGTGAGCGGATGATTGTACGAGAAGTAAATGAGGGGCCGAAAATCGACTACGCGCTGAACGGGACGGTCCTGAGTCTGGGCAGCGGAACCATCTCGATTGATCTAGCGGCCCGGCAGCAGGATACGGAGACGGTGATCGATATCTGCCGCGACGACGGCCACCTGGTGGAAGGCATGGGGCGATGGTACGTGGCCACCATCATCATTCCGCCAAGGCGCTATCACCTGGTGGACACCGGCCAGGTAGACGAGAACGGGGCGCCGGTTCTGGCGCGGGAGGCTTTGCCGTTGGACACGGGTTCGGTAGTTCTAAACCTTTGGGCTTTGCCAAAACAAGAAGGAGGTAGCGAAGCATGATTTTCTCAATTAAAGATACCTACCGTCAGGCTGTGGAGGCTGCCAGCGGTGGAAAGAACACGGTGCTTTACGATGATCTGGGTTACCCATCCATAATGGTTATCATCCCAAGGTTCAAACTGAGCGACATAGACCCCACGTGGCCCTCCGATCCCCATCCTGCCTTCGTTGTAAACGGTCGTATCGTTGACGAAATCTTTATCTCCAAGTTCCAAAACGTAGTGGTGGGCGGGCGCGCCCTCTCTCTGCCGATGCAGGACCCCAAGGTCTATGTGAACTTCGACCAGGCCAGGGGTTACTGCACCGCCAAGGGTAAGGGTTGGCATTTGATGACGAACGCGGAGTGGGCCGCGATTGCCCTCTGGTGCTGGAAGAACGGTTTCTTGCCGCGGGGGAATAACTATGCCGGAGCCGACCACGGAGCACTGTATGAGAACGGCCGCAAAACCTATGACTGGATTCTCACTTACAACTGGAACAACCGGGCCTATAAGATTGACGGAGCGAATTATTACCATGTAGGCCGGGTGGCCACAGGGAGTGGGCCCGCTTCCTGGTACCACGACAACACCCCCTTTGGCATTGCCGACCTAAACGGTAACGTATGGGAGTGGGTCGACGGGCTGAAACTCCACGATGGTAAGATATACGTCCATGGCGCCGGCGGAGTGGCCCAAAACAACTTCGAGACTCAAAACAACAGCCATGATGTGACCGGCTGGGTGGATACCGGGGCATTCTTCGACAGCACCGTGGCGGGCGATACAACTCAGACCAGCCACGAGATAGCCGGTGATCCGATTTTGAGCGCGGACCTGACCAACCCCATGTATACTACTGACCCCACTTCTGATGCCTACTACGGCTATGAATATGTTGACTTTGAGAGCCTGACCGCCGAGACCGGCTTTACGCCCCCGGCCATGCTGAAACATCTGGCTATCCAACCCCCCGGCACTGGCCTTGGCGGCGACGGCCTCTGGGTGCGTAACTACGGGGAGCGCCTCCCGCTCCGGGGCGGGGGTTGGGGCGGTGGTTCGCACGCCGGGGTTTTTGCTCTGAACCTGGGCGACGCCCGCTCGGCCTCGGCCAACAACATCGGCTTCCGCGCGGCTTTTATTCCCGTGTAATCTGGGTTCTGAAACCTGAAATCTGCTGGGCGGGCGACAGCCCGCCCTCCCAGTTCTTGAACACGGGGGTAAAAGCCTTGGCTGAGGAGTTGAAGGTTCTACAAAAAACCTACGACATGATCCAGTATGGCTATATTTGCCTGCGGCAGTACCCCAAAAGCGAGAAGCACACTTTGGCGGCCGAGACCAAGCGGGCCATGTTTGAGTTGCTAAAGGCCATCATCATGGCCAATAGGCGATACTACAAGAAGAACGCAATCCAAGAGGCTGACGTCCAGTTAGAAATCCTCCGCCATTATATACGGCTTGCAAAGGACCTGGAGTTTCTACCCATCAAAAAGTACGAGAACTGGTCTAAGATGACCACAGAAATAGGGAAAATGATTGGCGGCTGGCTTAAGTCAGCCCGTTAATCATTTTGGGGAGAAAGCCAAAGCGCCTCCCGATCCGGGGCGGGAATTGGGACAATGGTTCGCAAGCCGGGGTTTTTGCTCTGAACCTGAACAACGCCCGCTCGAACTCGGACAACAACATCGGCTTCCGCGCGGCTTCACCCTGTAGCCAGAAGTGGCCGGCTCACGGGCCGGCCTCCAGCGCGCAGGGGTAAAGGGGCTTTCTTCCCTGCCGCGCTCCCGCCAAAGCTCGGGACCGGCAAAAAACTGAATTGCCGGGAAGGCAGTTAGTAACCCGCGAGGGCGAAGGGTGCCACGCCCGGCGCCTCTTTTTAGAGGTGATGACATGAAGAAACTTAAGGGGCTATATCCCAAGGTCTACGATTTCGAGAACCTTCTGGAGGCCTACAAGGAGGCCCGTAAATGCAAAAGGTTTCAGGACGAAGTCCTGGCGTTTACCCGCAACCTCGAGGAAAACCTGATCAGCATCCAGAACGAGCTAATCTGGAAAACCTACAAGGTGGGCCGATACAGGGAATTTTTCGTCTACGACCCGAAGAAACGGCTGATTATGGCATTGCCATTTAAGGACCGGGTGGTCCAGTGGGCCATCTACAGGGTACTTAACCCGCTTTTGGAGCGGCGTTATATCTCGGACAGTTATGCCTGCAGGGTGGGTTACGGGACCCACCGGGCAGCGGACAGACTTCAATACTGGCTCCGGTATCTGGCCAGAAGATACCCCAGGGTATACGTCCTTAAGCTGGACATAAGCAAGTATTTCTACCGGGTAGACCACGACGTTCTCATGGGGATCTTACGGCGGATAATAGCCGACGAGGACATGCTCTGGCTGCTAGAGACCATCGTTCGGTCAGAGGACACCAAATTTGGCATCCCCCTGGGCGACCACGGCTTCGAGTGCGAGAGGGTCGAGGGGGTCGGGATGCCTATTGGCAACCTAACAAGTCAAATGTTTGCCAACCTCTACCTGAACGAGCTGGACCAATACGCCAAGCACGTTTTGAAAGTCCGGCATTATATCCGCTATATGGACGATGTAATCATTTTGCACCCGGACAAGAAATATCTCTGGCGACTCAAAGAAGAGATTGGTGCCTTTCTGCAGGACCATTTGCACCTGGTGCTCAACGACAAGACTACCGTCCGGACGGCGGACCAGGGGATTGACTTCTGTGGCTACCGGATATGGCCCACTCATAGGAAGCTCCGCAAAAGAACGGCCCTTAAAATGAAGCGGCGCCTGAAATACCTTCAGAGAGCCTATGCCCGGGGCGAGGTTGATTGGGAGGAGGTAAACGCCAGTGTTCAGAGCTACTTGGGCCTCTTAAAGCATTGCAACAGCTACAGGCTGCGGAAGAAGTTGTTTGACGATCTTGTTTTTGTACGAGGAGGGGATGCCGGTGAGCAAAACGATGATAACCTGGCCAAGGGGTGAGGCTTATGCCCGGGCCTGATCTCGCGCAATATGGTATTGCATTCTTCACGGTGGCAGGTTTGATTTTCTTGGTAGCCCAGTGGTTCAAGCAAAAGAGTGACCAGGAGTTAGCCGAGGTGGTCCAAAACAATACCAAAGCCTTAGAGCAGTTAACTACCTTGATCCAGGTGGCGTTAGCCCGGCAGGAGGCTAAGATAGACGAGTTGCTTGAGCGGGCGAGGCGGTGATAGTCATGAAACCTTCCTTTTGGAGCCGCCCCTTCGAGCTTTCTTTCAAGGACGTGCTGGCGATAGCCTTTTCCAGCACGTTTCTTTATTTCTGCTGGCACGCTATGAGTAGTAAAGATGCCCTGGCGGTAGTGCAGACACTTATCCCGTTGATGGGGATAATCCTGGGCGGGTATTTTGTCCAGGAGAGCGCAACTATATGGTTCCAGCGCAGCCAGCGGGAGGTGAGTGGCAGTGAAAATAATCGAAACCAATCTGAGATTTAACCAACCCCTTGGGTACCGGTCCAGAACCGACTTTATAGTCCTGCACCACGCTGACGCCACCAACTGCACGGTGTGGGACGTGCACCAGTGGCACCTAAATAATGGCTGGGCTGGCATCGGGTACCACTATTTCATCACCAAGGCCGGCGAAATCTACCGCGGCCGGCCGCGGGACACAATAGGTTCCCATTGTTACGGCTACAACAGCCGCAGCGTAGGCATCTGCTGTGAGGGCAACTTTGAGGAGGAATACATGCCTGCCGCCCAGTGGCGGGCCGTCCTCGAACTCGTGCGGGAACTTAAGCGCATCTACCCCGACGCCTGCGTCGTCGGCCACTGCGAGTTAAACTCCACGTCCTGTCCGGGACGGTATTTCCCACTGGAGGACATTAAGGCCGGCCGCGGGCCGGTGGAAGTAGTTAAGGAGGTAATATGGGGCATGTTCAAAGATGTTCCGAACGATCACTGGGCAAAGAACAGCATCGAGCGGCTGGCCCAGTTGGGACTTCTGAAAGGGGACGAGTATGGCAATTTCCGTCCCGACGAGCCCGTGACCCGCGCGCAACTTGCCGCTGTGCTGGAGAGGTTGCTGAAGTTCCTCGGGAAGCTGGAGTGATGGCACAATGACTAACCACGAGCACTTGGAAGCTATACTGGAGTTTCTTCGCAGGGCAGAGGAGGCGGGATTTGACACCTCTGCCCTGCGCGTTTTTGCGCTTTCCCTCTATGGCGTACCTACTTCCTAAGACAAGAAAGGGGTGCCTATTTGTGCGGCCATTACTGCAAAGACTCACGTCGAGAAAATTTATTTTGGCTCTTGTTGCGGCTTTGATAGCGTTTATTCAGGGCCTCTACCCTGACTTTCCGGGAGAGGCGGCAAAAACGGTGGTACTCGCCTTACTTGGTTATGTTGCTGCCGAAGCCGCTGTGGATGCCGCGGCTCAGTTAGCAAAATGGGCAACAAGCAAGCGGGGCGAAAACGATGTCAATACCAATGGAGGAGAGTAGTTGTCCCTGCAGCCTGTGCGGGTGCGGTTGTGGGGCCCACGTAGAGTGTCCAGTACGGAAGGAACTGGCGCGGGCAGTTGAAGAGGCCCGCAAACTGCGTTTGGAGAACGAGCGGCTTAAGAAAGTTCTCGAAAACATCGCATTCAGTGCCAGTGCTGCGGTGATACCTCATGGCCCGTCCGACGTTCGATGAGATCTACATGGAAGTGACGGACGTGATTGCCCGCCGGTCCACCTGCCTGCGCAAGAAGGTGGGCGCGGTTATCGTGGTGGACCGGCGCATTCTCTCCCACGGCTACAACGGCGTTGTAAGCGGCGCACCCCACTGCTGCGACACCGGGCAGTGCCTCAAGGATCTGGCCGGCCGGGAGGACTACAAGCCCTGCGTGCACGCCGAGCAAAACGCCGTCACTGGGCACATTGGCAAGAAAGAAAATTGGTGCCCAATTGGTGCCCAAACGGGCTAA